TCAAGCGCAATGGGATTATTAGGACCAATATTCAGTGGTGGTATCTCAGGAATGATTGGAAGATCATTGACTGGTGGTTTCCTTGGTGCTTTAAAACATCCATCAGTTATTGCAGGTATAGGAGCTGCTTTCGGTCCGCCGCTTGCAGCCGCTTTGGGTTGGGCTGTTGGAAAAGAAATAGATGAAGTGTTAGGAATAACAAAAAGTATTCAGGGAAATTTAGATAAACTAAATGAAAGAGCAAGATTAAATGCTGCAAAAACAGCAGCAGATATGATGGACGATTCTAAAAAAGCAAGAGATGTTGGTGGGGCTGAAGGCTGGGAATCAAAAAGACGACTAGGCGAAATGGCTGCATTAAGCAAAGTAGAAGGTCGCCATAAAGATATGGGTTGGCTTGGGCAAAATCATTTACTAGCTATTGATAATGCACAACGTCAATATATTGCAGAACATATGGATTCCTATTCAAATTACAACCCAGATGAAATATTAATGTTAAGAAAAAAGTGGATTCAAGCAGGCGGTATGCGTGGGCGTGGAATAGGTGAAGACCCACATATGTACGGGCTTGAAAGAGAAAAAGCATTCCATACTTATTTATACAGAAATGGAATGAAAATGGATTCATGGGAACGTGAAGCATTAGAAAAATCTTATCATGATAAATTTGCAAAAGCACACCCAGTTAAAACAGCTAAAGATATGCTAATTGATAAATATTCAAAAGGGAAAACATATCTTTTTGATAAAGCGACAGGAGTTTATAAGGATGTATCTAAACTAGCAGCTGACGAAGTAGAACAATTATTAGCACAAGGAGCAATCGTTGTAAATGAATTAGAAAAACAAGGCGAGCAAGCATTAGATACAGCTAAAAAGACAACTGGTGTATTATCACAAGGAATGGCACAATCAGCAACGATGATTACAACAAACATTAGTAATGCAACCAAGATTGTATCTTCAGGCGCAAATAAAGCATATAATGAAATGTCTGAATATACACAGGCGGTAACAAAAGGAAATTTATTTGAGGATTAAACTATGCCAGAATATACAGCAATAGATTATATTATCGGAATGCCACCAGCAAATCTGGAAGGCAGAACCAATACAGTAATGGAAAATGCAATGCCGATATGCAGAATATATCCAGGTCTTCCTTCATTCACAAAAGGTTTAACTTTATTCCAAAGAGTGAAAGCATTTCAAGATGCAGCGGGTGCAGATAGAAGAAGCGGTGGAACAGTAAAAGAAAAATCTAGTAGTAGAACTAATTTTAGATCATTGCTAAATCAATATGGATTTGATGTTAATCAACCAAAATCTGTTGATTGTTTAACTGTTGCATATCAAGCTGATAGTTTCCCAACAGATAGTTTTACAAATGAATATGGCGAAAATTTCCTTCAAAAGTTTACTGATGTTGCATCAGAGGGAGCTGCATCTATCGCTCAAATGATGGGCGCACGTTCAGCCACAGAAGCTTTAAACACTATAGCTGGCAATCTTCCAATGGGAGAACAAATTCAAGCTGGATTGCAAAAAGCAGGAAATATGATACGAAACGTGTTACCTTCTTCTATTTCAGGTGGAGTTGATCTAACATCAAGATTAGCTGCTGGATCAAGAATTGATTTTCCTATGGTTTGGAAAACAAGCGGATTTCAGCCTTCATACACAATGACAATTCGTCTGTATAATCCAAATCCAGGAAACCCAGAAGTAACAAAAAAATATATAGTTGCCCCAATTGCAGCATTAATGTTATTGGGGATACCATATTCACAAGATGGTATTACATATAGCTGGCCTTTTATTCATAGAATTGTATCACCTGGTATTTACGATTTGGATCCAGCATTCATCTCAAATATTACGATTATCAAAGGTGGGGATCAACAACAAATTGCTTATACACAAAAAATGGGAGTTGTTGATGTAAGAATTGATTTTGGAAGTTTGTTTAGTAGTATGTTGGCATCAGGAAAAGACATTTCAAGAACTAGACCAACATTAAGAAAATATTTACAATCTCTTGAAGATCAGAAATATGGCATTCAAAATTTCAGTACAAAAGGACAAACTGAAGAACAAGTACAAAATTTTCAAGCTGAACAAAATGCATCAAGCAGATCACAAAGTGTAATCCAGACAAAAGATCAAGCACCACAAGTAGTAGAACCAACAGCGGAAGAAATACAAAATCCGCCAAATCGTATATCTCAAACATTAGAAAATATTGCGGACCAATTGATAAGTAGATCGCCAATTAATATCAATATAAATCTTTAACAGATAAGATTTCTTAATACACTTGTCACATAATATGCAAGAAATGAATTGATAATGAATTGGGTTTGGGATGTGTATTTTTGATAAGACTTGTCAAAACCAATATTCTCAAATATTTTCATTAGAAGAATATTAATCTGTGCTTTGAAGTAAAGTTGAGCATTTGTTCTTTTGATTGCCATTAGTTTTTTAACGTGAATTCTGTAATCATCACCACAAATCATAGAAACAGTTGTAACATCTTTCAAAAATAATTGCATAGCAACTTTTATATCATCATAGTATTTTGGTGTAGACAATTCATTTACAATTAATGTTGCAATAGATGTTTTTATTTTACTGTATTTTTTTGCATCTTCAAGAGCTTTTCTATCAGTCACTCTATAAGAAGTAATTTTTTGTGCCGCAGATTCTATAGCTTTTGTTCCTCTTTCAAAAACTTTTATTTGATATACCGGTGAATCTTCATCATCAGTCGGTTCAGCTTGTGTTTTTATAGATACACCCGCCTTCTTACTTCTGTAGTAATTCTCTGCAAAACTTTTTACGCTTTGTGAGATCCTATGTCTTGCAGCACCGATAAATAAAATTAACCTCTCTATATTCCAATCCTTAATATCATCTTTATATGTTGTTTGCATAATATTAGCTAGATAATATAAACTATTTGGAATACTTTTTTCTCTAAAAAATAAATGAGTTCGAGTTAATGTATCAAGGGTATATTTAAATGCATCAGCATCACAGTATCTTATTTGTTTGTTCATCAACCTTGAATATTGAACAATCATATAATAAACCATTGTAGATGCAAACGAACGAATGTCATTATTTTTTAAAAATAAGTGCATAATATAAACTAATAGATTCGTTAATGGATCCTTCCATAAGACCCACTTTTCAGCTTTAGTTCCTTTGTAATTTCTTAATACGAATTGTTTGAATTCCCTATCAGTTAATTTCAAAGCATTTAAAAGTTCAAAATATATTCTTTTTGTTTTTGGATAATAACAAGGTTCAGATAGAGAAGATAATTCTCTTGCTGCATTACGAGTCACATATTGTTTTACATTATTTAAGTTGGTAGTTGTTTTTTGTAAAATATCTTCCATATTTAGAATACCCTAATTGATATATCATCTTCTGTGAAATAAATGTATTCTGGAGCATAACGCAATAATTCTTCTTGTGTAAAATTATCAATATCAAAGTTAAAGAAAATACTTGATTGTGGTGTTAGTAATCTACAATGTTCAACTCCATCAACTTCTTGAACAACATCAATAATTTCTGACCTATATAAATTAACACCAATACCAAACCTATCTTGAAATGATTCAACTAAAGTTTCACGAATTGATTGGGTTAAATCACCCAATGTTCCTGTATATGTATCTTCGATAAAAACATCCAAAGAAATTTGTAATGGTATTTGATATGCAGGCACAACCCATCCTGAAGAGCAATAAATATATTTCAATCCTTTATTTTGAACATATACCATTTGATCAGTTTTTGGTTCTGTATAAACCCATGTATATGAAGTTCCGTCAACACTGCCTGTTGCTATAGCGTTGTCACGACCAAGCCAATCCCCTACACCATTCAAAACAATATATCTATTCCCAACAGCGGTTGTGTCTAACGTAGGTGGGTTCGAACGAATATCTATAACCGCGGGAAGATCAATATCATTCAACTGCATATTATTCATTTGTCCAACTGTATTTGCAAACTTAAAATTAACAAAGTCAGTTAACATTCTATAATCTTTAAATGTCATAGTTGTTAACATTTGTTGTAAAACTTGATTTTCAAAATCTCGTTTGTTAATACTATCATAGTAACTCTTTTCAATCGCAGGAATATCATAAACAATAAATGATGTTGCATCGTTTACAAAAGCATTAGAAGTTGTAAAGTCATCAAGTGATAGTCTAAAAATAAACTGTGATGTATATTGACCAATACTTCCTAAAGTTGAATGTGTTATAGTAAAGAAGTATGTAAGTTCACCCTTTGGAATAACCTGATTATTAGCAAAAACATAAACAAATGAAGACCCATCATTTACCATATTATATGTTGCACCAGTTTCAGAAATTTCCATTTGACATGATGTTAATAATACATCTGATTCAGTTGTCTGATAATTCAATCTATATGTAGCTTGTGTTCCGTTTCTTGTAATAACCAATTGATCTGCATATAAATCATAATCAGATCCATAACTTGTAACAAGCGTTGGAATGTTTTCTATTTCATACATAATATATGTATATGATGCTGAAGAATTTAAAACATCTATATTCATATCATAAATAGTATAATATTGACGATTGTTGAATGTTAATATTGTTTCCCTCGGAACAGATACAGATGAAAATTCATGATACAAATCTCTTGTTGGGACCAAATCATTTCCAAAATAAAGCGTTGAAAATAAAGCAATTTCATTAATTTTCAGATCAGATCGTTTCAACACAGGTAATGAATTTTGACCAATAGGCGAATCATCAATAATTTGATTCGCATGAACAAAATCATTATCTGTAACTAATCTTTCAAGAGCACTAATATTTGCAATTGCATTACTACGAACTTGCTCAATTGATTCCTCATCTTGTCCATTAAAAGCTGGGGCTGTATTTGTTACTGAATATTGAACAATTTCTGTGATACCAGATAAATTTGTATTGTAAATTCTATCTCCTGCATGAATGGATCCTGCAATAACATTTCCATCTACACCTTGAGTCAATAACAGATCAACAAATACAGTTGATCCTGCTTCTGGTTGATAACCAATTAATCCGTTTCCAAATTGTAATGTTAATCCTTCGTCTGTTCTTCTGGCAACATAACCTTTTGTTGTGTTATCCATCAAGAATAAACTTGGATATTCCGTATATGTTACAGAAGAATTTGAATCTGGAGGTTGAACGCTAACAGTTTGTGATGATATTTGTCCGCTAAAAGGCGCCTCAACAGTAACAAATTGATATTGTTGTAAATCTTCAGAAATTTGAAATTCTTGTGAATTTGTTGTTATTTGAGTCATTGGCAAAACAAAATAAAATTGATCTGCATCAACAGTAACAGGAAGGTTGTATGTTCTATTTCCTTCTCTAATAATAACAGAGACTTGTGAATTATTTGTTACTGTTATAGTAGTAGAATACGTTGTGACAAACGGAATTCCGCCTTCAGCCTCCAATTTAAATCCTTCTGCCAAAGAGAATTGTGTTAATGCATCTGAAAATCCAAAAGGAATTGTAAACAACACATTTACTTCTGCTGGAGTTGCTTCTTGTGGGTTATATCCAAGAAATGCCGCAAGATTATAAATTGATTCTGGCAACTGTGCTTTTGTTAAAAAGAATTCACGATATGATGAAATTTGATAGAACATCAAATTGCTTGTCAATACTGAAAGAATATCAACAATGAATGATAGGAATGATGATTTCGTAAGATCAACATTTTCAAGTTCTAAATACTGTTGTAAATATGTAATGATTTCGTTTCTTATTCTATCTTTCGATTTATAAACCTGACTTGAAACGGTATTGTCAGTTGCCATTTTTACTCCCTTAACATGGGCCTACGCCATGATCAAAATAATAACCACTTCTGTTGTCATATAGATTTGCTTTAATACAATCTTTCAATTCTTCATTTTTTTTGAGTAATTCTGTCATAAACTGAGCATGTTCGATTGTATGAATTTTTTTATCATAGTCAAAAAATGTATAAATTGGATCTGATACTTGTTCGTCTAATTGTGTTTGTGTAATACTTTGTTCAACTCTAACTTTTAAACGATAAAATACTCTATCTGTATTTGTTGATTTCTCAACACCCGCAACATAATAAATTGGATATGTATCATTATTTGGTCTTAAATATGCTTGCTCTAATTTTATTTTATCTCCAGGTAAAGGAATAAAACCGTATGAACTCGGGATAACAAATTGAGTGTCGCCATCCTTAATATAACCAATATCTTGAGCATCAAATGTTGTTGTCATTTCTTCTGAATAATAAACAGGTAATAATAATATCTTGTGATATCTCATTCCTGAATATTGCCCAACACGATCATAAGACCCGCCCATCAAATTTTCATCGTCCCAAACTGTTTCGCTTGTATCAATTCTATAATATGTCGTAAGAAAAGCAACTACATCTTTACTATAAAAATCATAAACTAACTTTTGATATTCATGGATATACTCGTATATCCGCATATATTTTTGTGTGCTCACGGTATTGGCGCTCCCCCTCCACCACCTTGTTGAGCAAGAACTGTGCTATCATCAAAAGAAACAGATAACACACCAGTTGCTCCTTCATATGTAACATCGATATTTAATTGAAATCCTTTTTTATTTGGATTTAATAATACTTCAATGTTATCAATTGTTGCACGACTATCATAAGTCATTAAAGAATCTTGTACTTCATTCTTTAATCTTTCTACAGTTGTATCATCTGCTGGTTCATATAATAATAAATATAAATCACTGCCATACTCAGGATCATGTAAGTAGGTTCTCTTTCTTGTCAAAAGAATATTATTCCAAGATGAAATAATAACATTTAAATTTTCTAATCTTTTGAAATCTCCTGATGCTGTTATTTTGGCCGTATAATCATAAATTTTACCGTTGGATCCAATAACTTCTTTACTGAATCTTTTTAATAAATTGGCCATAATCACTCCATGTCAGAAAAGGCACCCGTATTTGATTATCTCTTTTTCGAGATCTCTTCAGTAATCATTTTTCGTTTTTCTTCTTCAAGTTCTGTTTTCCATTTTAGATAGTTATAAAACCTATTAACAGGCATCAGAACTGTTTCATTATAAGACTGTTTGCTCATTTCCATACACGAAAAAATGTTTTTTTCTAAAGAGTCACGATATTTATTTATCGAATCAAATCGAGTGCACCATGCGAAAAAAGTTTTCTACTAGGTCAATTGTAATTTCATCCTGGTTTCCACAATGAATACAAGCACTAAGCATATTCAAAGAGATACCATATTGACCAAAGTCCTGGCGGTATTTTTTGTAAATTTCTCTTTTGTCTTTTGCCGGAAGTGTTAAATAAGCATCAATAATATCTTCTCTATCAGAGTAAACTATTGTGTCTCCCGTCTCCGGATTCTGTTGAAATTTACTAATAATTAATGTCTCTGTCAAAACATCAATATTTTTCCTGTTTGGCGAAACAGATTTTAAAGCCATCATTTCATCAAACAATGTGGGCTGTTTTATAAATACATAAACCCCTTCTGTAGCTGGTAATTCAATTTGGGTTTCTTTTGACAGGATATTGTCTTCTGGATAAGAGTTCATATTGAACGTTGAAGAAGCTTGAACTGTAACGGGGTATTGTTTTCTACAAGATGTACATGTAACATCATAATTTCTAATTTCTTCATATGTAATATGATATAGACCGTACAGAAGTGCATCACGGTCCTTCAGTGTTGTATTCTTTAAAAATAAATCGAACGTTTTAATTTCATCAGGTTTTTTCGTAATTGCATCAAAAAGACATCTGTTAAGATGATCATTAATTTGTGAAGGGGTCATCATACTTCCCTTCAACCTTTCTTCTTCTTGAACATTCAACGATCTAAGATTGTACGAATATCTTGTTTGAGGTGTTACAACTTCGTATTCCGGGTATTTTACATTAAAACCTTTAAACATCGAATCTATCTCCTTTCAGTTCGCGTTTTATCTAATTTTAGATGCTTTCATTTGAAGTTTTCTAATTTTAGCTTGAATACCTGCTTTACATTTTGCAGGATCTTTTGTTTTAGCACATGCAGATGATGCTTTTTGCATATCTTGAGCTTGGGCCATAAGAGCTTGTTTCTTAAATTGTGACATACATTGTTTTTTCTCAGGGCCTTTCTTGCCTGAACATGCTTTAGCTGCTTGGCTAAATTTTGCTTTATATACTTTGTAAGAAAGATAACTAATTAAAGCAATTAACGCTACTGCCGCAATAGCTTTACCTTCACCGCTCTTTGCAAATTCTTCTGCTTTCTTAGAGAAGTCTGCCATTGCTTGTGCTGCATTAGGGTGTTTTGCTTTAAAGGCAGCCATCAAACTATCCCAACTTTCTTTTGCTTTTCTGGAATAGTGGCCAACTGTTCCATATGTTTGCTTGCTTAATTGATCTTTTTGTGATTGACTAAGATCTTTAATGCCTGCACCCATTCCACCTTTTTGAGCTTGCATTCTTGCAAATTGTGGATCGCCCTTTCTAATTGTTTGGGCTAATGATGCTTTTTGCATTGGAGACATATCCTGCCCACCAGAACCAAGATTTCCTTTTTGTGCTCTCAATCTATCTAATGATGGGTCAGAATCTTTCATAAATTGACCAACGCCAATTTTTGCTCTTTGAGCGACGCCTCTAGCAGCGGCTTTTACAGCTTGTTCAGCATCATCATATTTTTTTGCAGCAGCTGTAAGAGCTCGTCTTGCGACTTCTTCTGGGTTTGGAATGTCTTGAATTTTTCTACCCCATTTTCTTGCAAATTTTGCAATATCTGTTGGAGTCAATTCCTCTTTTACAGGCATTCCATTCTCGCTTAAAAACTCAAGAACGGGTCTTGCAGAACCAGCAGAAGGATAAACAGTATCAACTTCCAGTAAAAAGTTACCAATAGAGTCCAGATCTGTAAGTTCAGAAAGAACATCAATGTTACTAATGACTTGTTCTTTTAACTCATCAAACAAAGTAACTTCATCAAGGATATTACTTTTTTCTTCTGGTAGAGTTCCTCTAACGACCAATGACATAATTTGATAATCTGTTGCTTCATTATATAAAAAGTTTTTGGTATTTGTTTTATCAGAAGATGCCATTGATGATGCATCGATAATTTGTGCTAACGCTTCACGACAAAAAACAAGAAATTGAAGCGATTCGCTAATATTTGATTTATACATTTTAAATTAACTCCTTTTTATTAAGTAGCCTGATCGGTAATATTTCCATAGTTGTAAATCAAGCTTTCTTTCAAGCCATACACCTGTGAAGCCAATGTCTGACATTTTGATTTAACCCAATCTTCGTGCCAAATATAATCAACATTGAATTCAATTTCAGAATCTAACCTTCCAACAGTTTCAACATCGCTTGTAAATAAATCTTGTGGGTCCTTTGTTGGGAACACACCATCATAACAAGCATAGTATTCAACAGTTAGAGCATCAGGAGCTGTAGTCCAGTAATACATAACTGATGCATATGTTTTCTTTGTATAACCTGACCCCTGTTCACCATCAATAAGATTTGATGTTCCTGTTCTGTAATCTCTCATCATCTTAATCCAACCATGCATAATATTCAAAATAGGAGTTCCGTTGAATTCAAGAAATTTTACAGACACTGAATTACCGTAATCAATGTTACCAGGAACAGCGAATTTGATACCGCCCAATCCTGTGAATTCAATTTTGTTCAATGTTCCACCTGGTGGTGTTACTGAAAGACATGCACCGGCTAAAATGTTTTGGATAGTTGAGTTATCAGGTAATTGAGTATAATCAGGCAAACCTGATGGCAACTTTCCAAAATAAATAAAATGATAACCAGTAACATAAGGATCGGCAACACCTGCTACTGTACCACCGAAGTTACGAGTTAGTCGATTGTTTGCCACTTCGGCAAATGAATTTTTAATTGCCATTTTTTATTTTCCTCCAAAAGGATTAATCCATCCTCTGTTTTATAGACTTCATTACTTCCTTCCAATTACCGTTTTTAATTTGAACAGCTCTATCATCAATATAAAAATCGGCGTGTATTTTCTCTGCTGTTACACGGTCATAATATATACCATTATTTGATAACCAATTTTCCACTTTTTCTATTTCTTTACTAACATCTTGGCCATTCTCTAAAGCATTTTCTTCAGATGCTCTAGTGGTAAAAATAACTATTTCGTAACCTTTATTTTTTAACCAATCAATAACAGCTTTTGCTCCTGAATAAGGTTCATCATAAAGAGTTCCGTCTCCGTAACCTTTTGAATATTTGTGAATTGTTCCATCTAAATCTATCATTGCTCTTAATTTCATTTCGATAAATACTCTACTTTCATTTGGATATGGATCTTTTATAACCTGTCTTTTTTTCTTTTTTTTAGGAATAGATGGGAATGAATCTACCGCGAAGCCTATACCTGCTGCTGACGAAACTTCTTCGTCAACATCTTGATCTTGTATTTTATTCAAATATTGATTTAATGGCATAAATATTATTCCACGATAGATGTATAACCAGATTTATATTTTGTTCTAAAAATTGTGGCATATCGTCATTTTTTTAACAGGATAACTATATATATTAATTACTGAAAAGAGTTGTTATCCATTTTTTTTACTTTAACGAAAGGAATGAAAAAATTAGAATGTCTTGGAAACGTTTTGTAAATGATAGATACATGATTTTATTCAATAAGAAAACAGGGCTTGAAATATTATCAGGAGTAAATGGGCATAAGGATCCATTCGTAACAGATTTACCGACCCTACTTGATATAGGGATTATGGGATCGTGTCACAATGCTTGTAGTTTTTGTTATCAGGGACACATTAAACAACCGAATATGAGGTTAAAAGATTTTAAACGTATCATCAAACAAGTAAAGCATCATGTTACTCAAGTCGCTTTAGGAGGGCGTGGGGACCCAAATAAGCATGAGAATTTTAAAGAGATAGTTGAATATTGTGTAAAAAATGAAGTCGTTCCAAGCTATACAACAAGCGGTATAAATCTAACAGAAGATGAAATTGAAATATCAAAAATGTGTGGAGCAGTAGCAGTTAGTGATTATGAATGGGTAGAAACATACAGAGCCCTAACAAACTTAATCAACGCTGGGGTCAAAACAAATATTCATCAAATATTTTCAAAGAAAACATTTCAAAAATGCATTGATATTATTACAGGAGTAAATCCTTGGGAACATTGCAGCAATTGTTATAGGGCGCCATTTCCAGTTAAAGAATTAAACGCTGTAATTTTTCTTCTATTCAAACCACAAGGAGCAGGAAAACGATTAGATTTAATACCCAAAGATTATCACCTTCAACATTTTGCAGACGTAGTCTTTACACCAAAAGCTCCATTCAAAATTGGAATGGATAGCTGCTTAGTTAATCACGTTACAAAATATGTAACCCCTACAGACTTACAGGCCATGAGTATAGATACATGTGAAGGTGCAAGAATGTCAGCTTATATTACCCCTGATATGAAGATGATGCCTTGTAGTTTTGGCAATAAAATAATGTGGGGGTGTGACATTCGTAAAAATTCTATTCAAGATGTGTGGCAAAATAAAACACAATTTAAAGTATTCAGAAGTAGCTTAAAGAAGGAAAGAAATAACTGTCCGTATGGACTGTAAAAGGGGGAAGTAAAAAATGAGGATTAAAACAGATTTTGTAACAAATTCAAGCTCAACGTGTTTCGTCGTAATGGGAACAACATTAGATATTGATGAGCTATTAGCAAAGTATGATTTAGAAGAACGTGAAGATTTATATGAAGAATTAGATGAAGAATTGAAGAGCACAGATCTTGTCTATTCATTTGGCCCTGATTCTTATTATGCTGATAATATAATGATTGGAATTGAATATACAAAGATGGATGATAATGAAACATTGGGGCAATTCAAAGCCCGATCTCTAAATCAATTACAACAAAAATTTGGTTATTTAGGTCAAGTTCATCATATAGAAGAAGGATGGATAGATGGATGAAAATCAAAACAGATTTTGTAACAAATAGTTCAAGTTCATCGTTTATAGTTGCATTCCCTCAAAAAATTGAAACTATAGATGATGTTGAAAAATATATACCCGAGAAATATTCACATACTATATTTGGGGATGCAAAAAATCAAACTCCTATGAGATTTAAATCAAAAATAGTTGTTAAAAAATTAGCTGAAGAAATAAGTAATGGTTATATTGAACAAGAAGATGACTATATGGATTACGAAACAAAGTTTTGTGAAAGAGAGGGTATAAGCAAAAAAGAATTACTTGATAATCCTCAATGGCGAGAACAAATGTGGGGTGAAAGGGAACGCCGCAGATTTGACATTGCAGAAGAAATTGCAATTGGTTTCTTAAAAAAGTTAAACGAAGAACATTTTATTTACCTCTTTCATTATGGTGACGAAGATGGCGAATACTTTGCAGAAATTGAGCATGGGAATATTTTCAGGTCTGTTCCGTCCTACAGGATCAGCAAACACTAAAAGAAAAAAAGTTACAGTTGATATAGATGATTTGTTTAAAGAAATGAGTCTTGATGATATAAAATTTGATGCTCAGGATGAAGGTTTTAACAACAATGTTGATGATTATACATTATTAGATTTTGTTGCAATACCACCGGGATTTAAAATTGAGTCATTCTTTGGCTTAAGAGAACATGCTGGTATTGTAGAACATGAATCAGTTGATATAAATCAAGTTAAAAAATTATGTATTGCAGTATCATCTTCACCTGTGTTTGCATCATTAAATAATCATAGACTATCAGTTTCATCATGTTTGTATTTTCTTTCGTTATTAGATGAATTAAATTTAATAGTTAGATCGATTCCAAATCCATTAAGAATTCAAGGTGACACATATAAAAGTCATATAAATGATAAAGATCCGAATAGAATTTTTGTTAGAGGACAGGTAGCGAGAAATGTGAATTTTATAATCGTAAATGTCTGTCAGCTATTAACTCAAGATATAATTGATGATGCAATTGATACAGCAAACAAAGCAGCAGAAACACAGTTAGATCTTGACATAGCATTAACCAACGCTGAAAAAATTGATTAGGAGGTTTTATGAAAACGGTAAAGGAATACATTGCAGCATTTATCATCATTCTTTTCTGTGCTGGAATCGCGTCAGCAGGGCAAGCAGTCAAAATTGGCGAGGTTGATGCTGTAAACAGAATGGTTCAGGGGAATGATGTTATTAACATCATTCGGGTTGATGACCCCGATAATCCGTTTGTGTCCATATATTTCACAACAATCAAAAGCGGGAAAATTCTCGCATTAGCCGACCCAAGCAATACATCGATTGCAGCACGTCTTACAGGAGAAATCCCAAGAGACAAAGATGGTAAGATGATCATCAATACATCAACAAATAAAAACATTGCTAGCGTCAGTAAATCAATCGGGAGTAAAGTTATGAAGATTGGGCGTTGGTATGATGCAGAAAAGAATGTGTTGTGTTATTTGGTCTATACAACGAAATGGTTAGACGGATCGTTAAAACACAACCTTTCAGTTGTTCCATTGGGAATGCCGTTGGCGCCTTAGAGGTGTCCTTCGGGAGGGGAAAAGGGTCGCCGGCATTAAGCTGACGACCCTTTTTTTTCGGTTAGATTATTGAATGAAGAAGTTCAATTCAATTTGTTCAACTGTTCTTGTTGGCTGTAGAATAATATTAACATGGAATCTCTTTGTTTTTCTTTCGTAATCAGTTGCGCCAACATCAATTGAATAACTGTCCAAACCTCTTTTCTGTTTAATAACTTCTAAGAAGTCTGTGATTGCACCACTTACCTGACCCCATGTAATAGGATCATTCTGCTCAAAGATAAAGAAGCGGCAGAATTGTTCAATCGCTCTCTTGCAGTAAAGAACAAGTCTGACAATATTCAGGTCTTGTAATGCACTCGCTTTAGCCTGAGCTGTCAACTGCCCCCAAACAACATAACCATTGCTAAACTTAACAATTGGATTTAGTTGTTTCAAGTATAGCTGATCTCTCTGACCAAGTCTTGGATTGTAACGAAGTTCTTTAATTGAATCAATAGCTGCTCTATTAAAACCTGCTGGAGCAAACCACAATTCAGCAACATTATCATTTCTTGGAATAATGTAAGACATATGGTAAATTGGTGAGAACCATACATCTTCGCCTGTAAATGGATCTGATACTTTATTAAATGATTCGTATAGAGCAACATAGAAGTTGTTAAATGTATTTGTATTATTTCTTGCAGCTAAGGCAGCATTAACAGAATTGTTATCACCATTATCAAGAATACCAACACAGTCACGTCTTGTTGTACATAGACCACTAATCGCAGTCTTTACATCAGCAGGATAACCAGCATCAAATACAAGACTGAAATAAACTGTTTCTGTATCATAAATTTGATCTTCTAATTCGCCTGTTACTGGATTTGTCAAAAGACCGTTATATGCTTGCTCTAATAGTGTTTCGGCTTCTGCTGTGTCAACATCACCAGATGCAGTTCTCAAATCCCCCTCAGAACCTTTCTTCAATGGAACAGGAGTATCCGAAATAAATGCTGATGCCACACTTGTATTTGACTTTTGAATTCTATATTCAATTGCTGAATTAACATCAAATGAAGAAACTGCTCCATTCCATCCTTGTGTTGCACCTGTTAAATTTCTATCTGTAAAAACATTAATAATTTCATCATCTTGTGCTGAATCAGAAATGCCCAACCAACCATAAATTGTGTTTCCTTTAGCATCTTTTGCAATAACAACATAATTAGCATTACCAGTTTCAGGATCAGTTTCCCAATCGGAAAAATCCTGTTTGTTATCGCTAATTGTAGCTGACCCAGAAGTTAGCACAACATTTACATTACCAATTTCTTTATCAAAAACTTTAGCAACTAAATCATAACCATCAGTATATAAACCACTTGGTAATTCCATTTCAAATCTTAAAACAGATGAATATGTTTCAAGAATACTTCCAATGAAAATCGAATCACCAGCATTATCAACTGCAAACGGATCAAACGAAACATTGAATGACTCAATAATTACATCATCTCCATCTGACTGTTTTTCATAGATGTCCATTACATAAACACCAAAAACAGTTGGGTTCGAAAACTCTGTAAATCTAACTCCAATTGAATTATAAAAATCACCTCTACCAATTGGATAAAGCATTCCAATAGGTTTTGTATCACCAGATGTAATTAAATTTGTTTTAATTTCATCTGATGTATTCAATCCTTCAACATATGTAATTGTAATACTTGCTGACGCATCAGAAGCAGCTAACTGTGAATCAATTCTGATATTTGAATATGTAGCATTATCAGGAAGGCATCTCATCCAATAAAGAGATCCAGCTTCTCCTAAATAGTTATATGCTTCATATGGACCTTGACCAAAATTCTTTCCGAATTCTGTAATATCAGGCTCGCCCCATTCTGAAATTAAATCAGATCTTGAACCAACAAAGATAAGTTGATTATCACGCCCTTTTCTTGTAAAACCAGCTAAAAATCCGATTGTTGACGGAACAGCTTGAATGAAAGCTGATAGGTCAATAATCTTGGTGAATACACCCGGAGATACATTAGCAGCCATTATTTTTTCCTCCACAAATATTTCTCATTTTTTATTAACTCTATATTGTTCGTTTCCTTTCTCTCCAGGTCTAAGTTTTATAAAATCCTTTAATAATAAGTTTATCCTTTATACATATAAATACCAAACAAAAATTAATCGTCTATCTGTAGTTTTAATTAATGATGGAAATGTTACTCTTGCAAATAGTGTAAAGTGTCCGCTATACCCACCATTAGAACTCTCTGCTGAAAACAAGCCTGCTTCATTTAGAGTATATCCATTTGCATCATTTGGACCAATTGTAGTAGTTATTTGAACAACTAAATATTTGCTATCATTCAATACATCCTGTTGGAAGGTAACGCCATTAGTGTCAAATGCTTTAACATAGGAACCATTAGCAGGATATGTACCGCCACCCTGTGTTGGGTCACCAGCAGAATGAGGATCAGCATAAACAGATCCTGTTGTATCACTTACCGGAATTGGTGAATAAAGATATTCATCATTGTTTACTGGCGGAACTGGATCAAGTGGATCAGCAGGTCTAACACCACCATCGCCAAGACCGAACCAAGTAATAAATTCATTTTGTGTTGAGGTTACATTTGAGTTGTTTAAATTCATCAATACTTGAGCTAACATTTCACGCCCGGAGTAAACAACCAAATTGCTTTTTCTTACAAGGCGTTTATTTCCATTGTCGTCAATCTCGAATACATGAACTTCACCCTTTGGTCCTCTAACTTGGGATGTATTAGCATTCACTTGATCAACAAGACAATTATCTCCATAATAATCCCTTGCTTCTATAATCGTGTCTTTGACATTATCCATAGTCTATTTCCTTCTAAGGTAGTTAAATGATAGGCGTATCATCTTTATATTTTGTTCTGATTTTATGGCGGGAAAGCAGACCGGATGAGGTATAGAGCTACCAATTATCTATACAAGTCACACCCGGTCTGCGCAATAACTCTTTATTCTAAATATGTTCCACAATTAGGGCAGAACTTGAATGATGATTTTGATTTTGTTCCACAAGTTTTACATTCAAGTTTTGTTTGAACAGTAACAGGGGTTTCGATTGTGTCTCCAGATGAAGTCATTCCCCTCATCTTAATGATAATAACTTTTGATTGTTCAAGTTCACCCATTACAGTATATCTGAATTCCTGATTACATTCTGATCCCTTAACAGTAATTCCCTCATCTTGTTCAGGAAGTCCCAGACACATATCACTTGACTGAACCATATTAACACTTTGCTCAGAAATACCACGAACATTATCTCCGGAAGAATTCATTGATTGACCAACTGCCGAAGTGAAAGTGCCGCTGCCTCCATATTTAATTGATGAATTATCACTAAACCAATTGTTATAATTCCAGTGAAAATATGGAGGATGTTCTCTACGACGATATATATGATCTTCGTGAATAATAGTCTTTTTAATAATTTCAGGCTCTTCTTTTTCAAAAGCAAATTCAATTCTAATAAAACCATCATCGATTTTATCACCACGATGTTCTTGAATCTCTTTTGTCTTTTGAATAAACTTGAATCTATTTCTTACAACATTCCCGGATAGAAATCCTTGCAATTCAGTTGATTCATTTGCATCAAGAATTAACGAACTATACCCAAGAGCATCCTGACCATCAATACTAATTTTGACGGAGGCACGTCTTGAGTTTAAATTCTTTAACAAAATGGAATACTCTGAACCAAAAGGAAGGGTTGCAGTATCATCCTTTAATCTTAGGATTTTACCATTTACTTTGATTTCTGCGACGAACTGATCTTTGTATGTCATGACTAATCTCCTTTTACAGGGCATCGACTAAACCCTCAAAATTTAAAGTCGATTGGATTTGTATATTATGTTCTATAAAGATAGATACGACTGCTATATATATTAATAAGTGATAGGAATTGTAGTCAAGCCTTTTTAATAACATCAACAAAGGAGGGAATATTCAATATGAATCCGAAATGTCCGAAGTGTGAAATGGAAATGGTTGAGGTAGATCGTACAGATTCATGTCAATGTTTTGCATGTGCTGATTGCGATATGCCTGGTGAACCTCAATGGAAACCTCATTATCAGAAATCATGCTGGAATTGTGGGAGCGATATCGATAGCGACACCTGCAAACACAGCAGCATTCCCGGTATGGGGTACGTTTGCAATACCTGCGGCAAAGACCTGGTGGAATGGCACTTAATGAAGGGAAACATCACCAACTATGAGTTGGCTAAGGTCCTTCAAAAAAATCAGTGGAGGGTACATGCTGTATTGTGACCAGTGTGGAAAACAACGAGGGTATCCAATCCAGGAAAAGAAAGAAGACAAAGGAAGCTGTGAGGTTTGTCATGCAAGTGCAGGACCGATGAATTTCACACCCGATGAGGAATTACCATTCAGCGATATTATCCCTTTCGCTGTTGATATGGCTGGTTTTGAAATCAGCGAAGTAAAGGGGTTTCCGACCAGTCCTCCAAGAACAGATTTCATCAACCCAGGTCACCCGCACTCCAGATTCAGTGGTGGGGTAGTTTTCATTATGAAAGATTCGATTCAAATTGCAATCCCGCAAACGGGAAAACGGATCCAGATAAGGATCAAACAACCAAGATAAGGAGGATTCCATGAAAAAGATTTTGGTGAGAACGGGACGTTATGGCTATTACGGACCGAACACTGCCGGTATCAGCATCGAACGATTTTGCAAACCAAAAAGAAAAAGTCGTGCTGAAGTGGTCCGGCCGATCATCGAACGACTTATCAAGGAAGGTGATATCGATCAAGCATTTGATATCATCTGGAATCAACCTTGGACATATGAAAGGAAAGAACAACTCACAGGATTTTTCATTCCGGAACTTGTTTCATAATTTCATCCATTCATACATGGGTGGAAACTAAGGGTGGGGGCCTTCGTCGTGGGATGTTCGGAGCCGAATCGCTCTGGAGCCCGTTACGGTGAGGGGGTGATTCCCCTCACCCTTTTTTTCTTCTATAGATTTTTTCCGTAATATCTACCATTCCACATAAATGAACCTTCAATAATAGTAATCGGATAAACATTAAAGAATCCGCTTGCAGGTAAATATTCAACAACTCCAAATTGATTGATCCAGAAGTTTGGAGCATTTTTATGATAGTCTGGTTTTATGTTACATAGGCATCCCAATGATGTAGCTGTATGATAACCCTTTCTATCGATAGGAGAAACTTTTGCATACATTTGAGGATTGTGAACGTGAGCATATACTACGTTCCCTTCAAATGCTTCAAGAGTTTTTGCAGCATGATATTTGTTCCAGTAATATCCATGAATAATACTCAACTTACCAAGCTGATAAATTTCATTGAAAGGAATAATTTCATATCCTCTAGCTTCTAATTGTAAATGTCTTTCTAAATCAACAAATCCTTCAAGTTCAGGGTGTTCTTCATTATACCATTTAATTCGTTGCTCATGATTCCCAATCATAAATACTCTTTTTGTTTCTGGGCCTGTAATGTTTTCATGATTGATTAATATCTGTTCATTGAATCCTTCAAAATCTTTTAATAATCTTTGGCCTTCTTTTAAGAGCGGTTTTCTTTTATTCCAAAATGAAATACAATCTAGAGAAATTTGATCGCCCATATAAACCAATTCGTCAGGTTCATAATCAATAATAAATTCATCAACAGCATCCATAACTCTTTGTTCATAGTGAGGATAATGAATATCAGGAAGGAGAACTACTTTTCTAATTTGGAAGGGGTCTTGATTTTCTTTTGATGTCTTTACTCGACATCTTGATACATATGATCCTGCATACTTTCTAACTGTTCTATCAGAGCATCCAACAATCCTTGCTATCTCTTGATTCGTTAATAATGTAGAATTTGCTAACTTTAGAATTTCATTTTTGTAATATGACATTAATCGTCTCCATAATGTTATACAAAATTATACTCCCGAATTTTGTTTTTGTTCTAAATATTTTAGATAATGTCTTAAAATATCAATGTATCAAAGGGATTACGAAGAACGCGGGATACAAACCGAATGGTGTAGGGGGGTTAAAGAATTATTCTGTCGCCACTTTCTTGCAACAAATAATCTCCGTTTTCTTGTAGTAGGTAGGAAAGGTCTGTTTCTGCCGCAACATTTACTAAATCAAAACCATGAGTGCAATCAAATGTTCCATCATCATCAAAATTTCTCCATGCACCTGATTGATAAAAATCAAAAGGATTATCAGAATCTGATAATAAATCAAGCATTGAAACAACTATACCACCCTGTGCTGAATTTATTATGGCAGTTGAATCAATAAACGCTGTTGCGTCAGAAAGTAAATCTGATGTTACAATGCCTGTAATTGAAGTTCCATCAACAGGACATCTTAGAGGATCATGTTGAGCTTGAGTAATTTCGATGAATAACTCTTGCGGTATATCTGTAACTGCACCAATATCATGCCACGAACCACAATCATAAAAATCTCTTGAATGTGTAGCAACGCTAGCACCAGAAGCAGTTGAATCTGTACAATCTAAATAACTATATAAATTCCAAAAGCTTGACCAATCACCGCCAAAACCAGGTTTGGTTTCATAAGATGCTGTGTGAGCTTGTGTACATATATAATAGTTTCCTTCTATTCCAGAAGCAACTAAATCATCAATTGCATATTGTGTAGCATCACCCCAATATCCTTGCCATTGAACTTCCTGAACAATACCTGCTATTTCACGTTTACAAGTAGTGTGTTCAACTCCAATACAAGTTCCTGATGTTGCATCTATATCTTGATTTTCAACACAACATGAAATACTATCCCCAGTTAAGAAATCATGAAAATCAAATCTAAAATCGAATGACATTTCATCAGTAACTTTGATAGTATTGAATAAACGATTTCTTATTTGAAGAGCTTCAATCAATAACAATCTTGCTCTATATGGTTTAAAGAATTCAATAACAGGTTTTAATTCTTTAAAGAATTCATTTACTCCAAATAGAATAAAACCAAAATTGACAAACCCCAAACCAAGATTTGATCTAACCCATTTTGCCATATCTTCTAATAATGAATATAATACTTCTACAGGTTCGCCTGCTGCATCAAGATCAGTCTTTAATTGAGGATCCATTAGTGCAAGAACATTGCCAGCACTATTTTCATCAACTAAAAAGTTTGTAGACGTAGGACGGGTGAATTCATCATAAAATTCAGCAAGTTTTGAATCAGAACAATAACTACTTGGAATACAGAGACCACTTGTAGAATCTATAATCCAATCACAAGGAGTTGAAGTGGGATAAATATTATCATTAAAATCACATCTACGGAATGGTGGCGATGTTAAATCTGTAAAGTCTTCTAAAATCTGAACATAATCATCACTAGTTCCATCATAACACATAAATGTGTCTTGTTCTACTCCAGTTGGGTATAACTTATTGAACATATAAATAGCAGATAGATACAATTCAATAAAACTTTTGACTTCCCCAACAAAAGTTATTTCTGCATTTGGTGGTGGTAAAGTTCCCGATGATTGCCAAGACGCATATTGATCTTGTACAATTCTTGCTAATAATGAAAACTCAACGCCATCTAATTCTACAATTGGTTGTACGCCCAAGTATGGAGTCTGCGATGGCAAATTAATTTTTAGTTGATCGTTCAAATCCAAAATTTGTTGTGCTGTATAAATCCAATGTGGATCAAGAGCTGTTAAATTTGAAAAAGGAATTTGTAAAATATTTGGATCAAGACTTGTTCCTGCTACAACCTTACCATCAAAAATCAATTGGCCTGGCGCATTTAACTTTAAAAGAAATTCATAGATATCAACTTCTGTAACACCATAATATTGTAGAACATCTACTAATGATTGTGGCGTACCTTTTACTTTATATAAATTTACAAGATCTAAAAAGAATTGAACTTTTTGTTCAAGAGGATTTTCATCAAACCCACGAAGGCTTGAAGAATGTGGATAGCCAAAACTTCTAAACAATTCATCTAAATCAGAGTTTGATAATGAGTGTGGATCCGTTGCATCAAGAGATAAATTAGATAACGTTCGATGAGTTGCAAATAGATCAACGAAGAATTTTCTCAATCTATTATAATCAATTGTTGAGTGTGATACTTGATCGATAACATTTGTGAAGTAATCTTCTACTTTTGTACGATTAGCTTTTGCCAACGAATCTTGTACATCTGTAACACCTGTTCCAGTTCCTCCAGAAACAGATACAAACAGCTGCCAAAATTTATCAATAAAGTCACTCATTTATTGTGGTGGACCCCCTATATCTTCATAACCTTCAGGGCAATCAATTCCAAAGGATACCCCCATATTGGTCATAAAATCGAAATAGTCATCAATCAGTTTTAATTCAAAGCATGTTGCTAACATCGTACAATCAGATATTGCATTATCAAATAACTCATATTGTCTATACCGACCATTAATATGCAAATCTAAGTATAAAAAAATTAATTGTGATAATGGTGTATTCAGACCATTTACATTTCCTTCAACAATCACATAACCTGCTGTTGTATCAATAGTTACATTCATTATATCAGCAGTTGTATCTATTATAGTTATAGATGTTGCATCATGTCTATACTGTAATAAAACATCAAGCATTAAAAAATCATCAGCTTGTAGATTGAAAATATTATCACCTTCCGTTCCAGGCACTAAATATTTTGACGAAGGATATACCATTAAGCGTTGTCTCGTTAGAGTTGGCCAACAAAGAAGGTCTTCAAGGTTGGAATAAAGATATGTATATGTATCATAAGGAAAGGATTCACTACATAACAATTCAACAACTGATCCAGTTGTTAAAAACATTAGAGGGACATCAACAGGCATTGGGATTTGATTTTTATTTACCGTCGAATTCAACACAAAGTCATGGAAATAATGTTGAAACTCTGGCACCAGGCTTGTGTTTGCTAATGTCATTTAATCCCTCACATCAGTTTGAATTAGATCCGCAGTGCTCATCATATCAAGAATATGAACAAAGAAAGTCTCAGGATTGTAGTCTTTAAATGTAAAAGCGTTTTTGCTTCTAACGTCCGTGCTCCATTGACCAGAGTGAAAACGAATTGCTTCTTCCATTGTATAAAACTGACTTTCAGTTAATAGTTTTAAAAATGTATTTTTATTTTCGGAAACCATATCTGCTGCTTTTTTATCATGTTGATAATCAGTGTGTTTTCTGGTTCCCATAGGACCGTATTTTAATGAATCATGCAGAGCAACTGCTAAAAGAATTTTATCTGCATCGGTCGTATTTTTCTCTATATTAAACATCCTGAATAATTTTACTGTTGCATATAATAATTGATATACATGTTCTGCTTGATCTGGTATATCACCATTTAATTTTTTATGATATTTTCCTGTAGAAGAAGTAGGTTTATTCCAAACATCAGGGAGTAATGAATTAATTCCTCCCCATAATTTAAACCCACGTTCAGACATATTCTCTTGTAAAATTTCTATAACTTTATCTTTGTAATTCATTTACTTCCCTTTCTATCATCCACCCCATCTTAGTTTAAACTTCTTTTCTTTCTCAGCAAGTTTTGCTAACATTTTAGATTTTGCTGCATTTCCTTTTTCAACACAACCTTTTGGATCTTTTGATTTTTTACATTCACGAATGCCTTTTTCAATGAGTGCAATTTTAGCTTTTAAATCTTCAATCACTACTCTTTCTAAACATTTATCTCTTTCAGTGCTAATTCTAAATGTTCCACATTGTCTTCTTTTTTTGCTTAAAATTCCGCCAAGAGCTCTCCATGCAGCCCAAAGTAAAGGAGAAAAAATCAACATTCCCATAATACTTCCGACCGGTCCTTCAACTAAAAGATTCTCATTTATTTTAGATGCTTCAAATCTATCATTTACAATTTGCTCTGCTTGTTCATCAAGTTGAACAATTTTGCCATCCATTAATAAAGCCTTAACTTGTGAATCAGTAGCATCTTCTTTAATAAAATTTAACAGTTGTAATTTTGCAGGTTTGGTAAGCTGTGATTCGCAAATCATAGAAGCTGCAAATAATCTTAAATTTTTATCCATTTTATTATCCCTCTCATTTATCTCGGTTTTTCTTTATCTCTAAAAGTTTTTTCTATGTTGGCAAATGTTTGTTTTGCTTTGGCTAACGTAGCTTTTTTCTTTTCGATTTCTTTTTGATTTTTACTTTTCATTGCAGCAGTTAGTTCAGCTTGAGTTTTTTCTACTTTACATTTCGCCATACAATGTTGTCTTCTGGCAGTATTAATTTCAAACGTACCACATCTTTTAGTACACTTGTCATATTTTCCACGGATTACTCTATACAAAGCCCAAATCCCGGCACCAACTGCTGCACTGGCTAATGCAGGCGCGGCAGACATACCTGCTCCAACTGCTCCAGCAGCGGCTGTAGCTCCAGTTGCTATATGACCAGCGGGAGAATTAACTGCGCTAAAATATGTTTTTCTTGCTTGAGAAACTTTTCCTCCAGCTTCACTTATTTCAAATCTATCATTCACAATTTCTTCTGCTTGTTCATCAAGCTGAACAATTTTGCCATCCATCAATAGAGCTTTAACTTGAGCATCTGTGGCTTCTTCTTTAATAAAATTTAATAGTTGAAATTTTGCAGACTTTGATAATTTAGATTCAACAATCATTTCTGCTGCAATAATTCTTAACTGTCTGTCCATCTAAATATCTCCTCTTTTAAGCCAATCTTTTTTTATACTTATTAACTTTTTCTTCCCAAATATTTTTTTCTTTTTGTAATTTATGTAACGTTGAAGCTCTTTTTTCCATAGGGAGTTTTCCAATATTACTGATCTCTTTGTTAATTCTTCCCAGAACTTCTTGAGCAGCTTTTAAATAACATCTATTGTAACAAACTTTAGTAGCAGAAACGCCCCCACAATCCTTTACACATTTATCTGTTAAATGCCTATACATGAAAAGAAAAGCCATTGTTAATATACTTCCGAATCCTGCTCCCAAAACAGCAACCAGCCCATATTTTAAAAACTTTTTAATTTTGGGTTCAAACTCTCTATATTTTTTATTGACTTTAACTTCATGTAAAGAAAATCGATCATTAACTATTTGTTCAGCTTGTTCATCTAATTCAACAATACTACCATCCATAATATAAGCTTTAATTTGCGGAATAGTTGCTTCATTATGAATAAAATTCAGATGAAATAATTTTGTAGATTCATTCATATCAGATTCTACAATCAATATCTCGCTGAACAATCTTAATTGTTTATAATCCATTTCTTCCTCTTTTATTTAATACCCTGAAATGCAGGATTCATTTTCCTATAATTTTCCTGTTGCTCAGGTGTTAATGACATAAAAAATTTATATTGTTCTGGAGTAATAACATTATCAGGTTGAGGTGCAACCTGCGGAACGGGAGCGGTAACAGTTGGTTGAGTTCCTTGAGTTTGGTATTTCATTTGCTGCATTTCAATAATTAATTTCTCAAGTCTTGTATCAGTTTTCTTTCTGTATTCTTCAACCTCATCATCCTTTTCTTTTAGATATTTAATCTGCATTTGTAATGTTTCATTGTCAACTTTTTGTTCCATTTTTTCTTCAATCTTCTCAACATCATGAGC